TCTTATTGGCTTACACATTGAGATAAATTCTCTTCCTTGTTTTGTTACTGCTACCCATGCCATAACTAATACTATAATTTTTTAATTAATAAATTACTTTTCTTATCAAATGGTTTATAACCACTGCGGAGATACCAATCTAAAACAAATCTATCAGATTCATCTTTAACAAATTCTAGTCCGATGGTCTTCACTCCATTCAACTTACCTTGTTGCTCTGCTAGCTGCAATAGGTGTTGTGCAACACCATTTCCTCTATGAGCAACATCTACCCAAAGTGCATATATTAGAGCATCAGCTTTGCCGAAAATATCACTAACATATAATGGAATGGATATTTGTACAGAACCAAGATTTTCTTCATCAGTTATTAAAATCCTGATGTCGTCCTTCCATGTCTGCTTTTGTATCATCCTCTAACTTTTTAAATTGATTTTTATAAAACTCTGGAACTCTATTAACTTCCCACCAAGAACTGCCTTCATCTCCACGAGATACTATCCATACAGGTTCTTTAGTATCTTTATCTTGACAATATACTGTACCTTGAACCTCCTCCTGTATGAAAAAGGATTCCAGCTCAAAGTCTAAGTCCTCTAGAGTGGTATAAACTTTACAAAACTCGTCTCTTTCCTTACCATAGAATCTAGTAAAAGATTCTTCATCATTACACAAGTCTATTTTTAGTATTTCTAGATTATTCTTTTTGATAATCTCCAAAATAGACTCTTTGACATTTACTTTACTCATTGCTTATCCTCCACAATTACTGGTTCTTCGATAATGAAATTACCTTCAATTTCAAATGGTAAAACGTTAGTAATATTTGCTCTACAAACTTTACCATCTAAAGCCTTAAATAAAGGATGAATAACAGTAGGTAAATGAGGAACACATTTATTGCAATGATGCACAACCTCAAAATGTCCATTTGAGCCATCACGTAATCTGCTTCCACAACACTCACAACTACCTATTCTGTATTTAAAATATGTACGTGATAAAGCAGCCTCTTTGCCACAAATATCACACTTTCCAAATTCCATATCAGCCATATTCTCTTTTTTTTACCCTCCTTAGTAATTGATAATCTTCTGTGTCTTACGAACCTTAGCAAAGAAATCACTGATTTCTTGTGAAGTTGCTTCTCTACAGAACCCTTCCTTCATCCAGTTACCAATACCATTGGACTTCTGAATCATTCCATCAGAATCCTCACCAATTATAACACCATATCCATCAGCATTAATAAAGCCATCATGGATAAATACTTTGCCGCACATATCTACTAAGATAGTACCTGCCTTAAAATCACTTAATCTCATATTCTTTTCTTTTTACCCTCTCCCTTTTACAGGAGAGGGTGGTTAGTTAATCTTCGACCTCCTTTACAGAAACATCACAACCATAAAGAGGTGACTCATCATTTTCTTCAGCATCACACTCAATAGCTTCACTAATAGCTCTTCTCAATGACATTTCAGACTCATTAATTTCGCCTTTTACTATTACTAAAAACATTCTTTCTTCCATATTACTTATATTTATATCCTTGCGGATGGTTAATTACTAAAGTTCTTCAAACTCTTTTTGCAATCTCTGTTTTGTTTCATTCAGAAGCTGCTTGAATTTAGTCTCAAATTCCTTATCACACTGTGATAGCCCCCAAAGGGCATCAGCAAGTTTACCATTGTATGAATTTGAAGACATAGCTAAGAGTTCATCTACTTTAGGAATCAAACTCTTGGCTAAGATATTTGCTCTTTCTAATTTGTCTATATTCATATTACTACATATCTATATCCTTTGCAGGATGTTAGTTACTCTGGTGTCTTCGTTGTGTATTTATCAGATGAAATGTGCAGAAACACGTAATCGCCATCACTGGTAGTCTCGTTAATATCACAAGAAACACCTTCTGCTTTGTCAAATACAAGCATTTCACAATCTTTGCCTACGAAGCTGATGTAAGATTGCAAATGCCCTATCAATTCACTTGCTTTCATATTACTATCTGTTAATATCTTTTCTTTAATCTTACGCAATAATCAATAGCTTTGATTGCTATCCAAATAGCATGCTTCTGCTTATCGTCAATAAGATTATTTCTAATCTCAAATAATATTCTCTTTGTTTCTGTAGCATTCATATTATTTCTATTTATGCCCGAAGACGTTAACCTAACATATTATTAATGTTTAGATACTCCACATTCTCACCTAATTTTTCAACGTTAAAGAATCCAGAGTTTGAAACTGTTCCATCATCGTCATATATCTTTGTGACGTGTATTGTATCTATATGACAACAATCATCATCGCTTATCTCAAAAGCAATAGGTAAGTCTCCGTGTTTTGCCTTTATTTTCTCTAAGCTTTTAACTAAATCACTTATTTTCATACTAATATCTTTTATATGCCCGAAGGCGTACTATTTTCCTTGATGTATAAACTGACTTAAATCCACCTCATTGTGAATAAGGATGTTTGCAGCCCTTAAACCATCTATGAGAAGTCCCAACTGTTCTTTGTTGATAAAGAACAATCTTCTTGCTATCTTCCCACCTTCGTAAGCACCGAGAAGAACTCTATCGTCTTCAACTTCTATGTTTATAAAGGGCTTATCCTTTGACGTTATATCCAAGCTATATTTGCTCATACCTACACCTCCATTTCTAAGTTCTTTCTAGCCCAAGCTTCTGCCTTTGGCTTAGTTTTGAACTGCTTATTTTCAACCTCTTGCCAAGTTCCATTAGGTGTATTTCTATATTCAATAAGAAACAAACCTTTCTCAATCTTGACTATTCTATATTCAAAATACATACGCTTAATTTCTCATTATGTGACACTTAACAACCTTGTGAACCATATTTGGCTGCGATTCATTAAAACTCTTAATAAACTGACGTTCCATTTCCTTTAAAAAGATGGGCTTTGTCGGCTTCGGCATAGTGAGGACGGCTTGTATCTTTGCCCCCCCATCCAAGGTAAGCAAACATCTGCGAGTTATCATTTTTCCAAACATCATAGCCTTACCCTTTCACATAGTTGATTACGTGCTCCTGAGCTTGCTTATGCAAGTTATCGAAAGCGTCTTCTATAACTTTGGCTGTCTGATCGCCATTAAGGTTCTCCAGCATTTCGCTTACTACCTCTATCTGCTGGTCTGTTGCTAAAGAGCAAAACTTGTCAATAAGAAAACTCTTCTGTGCATGGACGAGCATATCATCGAATAAATCCGATACATCTACACTAACTTTATAATATGCCATAATTTGAAATTTTAAAAGTAATTAGTTGTACCACACATCATTTGGTATAAGAGCCAATTTCCATCCATACTCTAGTTCATACCTTAATATTTCAAGGTCGTGACTCATTACAGATGAAAGACCTACAAACTTATTTTCGTACTCCATATCCAAACCATTTAGTTACCATACTTGTAATGCAAATAATTAGCCTCTGAGCCGAAATAAAGCTCGGTATCGCTCATATTTGCCTCTTCTAGACTATTCTCAATATCCTTGTAAGAAGGCACGCAATCCTTAACTCTTTTGCAGAACAAAGGATATTTTGAAGAAACGTCTTCTCCGTCTTCATTATAGATATTAATCTTATCTACATTATAATATGGATAAGAAGAAATATTTCCATCTGAATGGATAACCTTTCTACTCTTAACAGACACCACGATTTCGGCAGGTTTGTCAATAGCATCAAACTCGCAAGCGAAATCATTAAGCTGCGCCTCAAAAGCCGCATCATTAATCTTTTCAGATAAGTTTTCAAAAAACTTTTTCATTTTCTTATTACAGTTTTTATGGTGTGTCTCACCATTTTAATTAATAACCTCGTTTCTTAATTACGATGCAAAGATACAAAGAATATTCGAAATATGCAAGTTATTTAATGTATTTCTTTTATCTTTTAACACTCTATAATAATGCGAGCAAATTATTTGCTGACGTTAACACAAAAATCCCCACCACTACATTATTATATATAGTGATGGGGGTAAAGCACTCAAAGGTATTTTGTCTTTGGGCTACTTTTCTTCCTTATCTTTAATTTCAACGAAATCACCAATACCCAAACGAGCCTTGTTGATGCAAGATGCAATCCAACCTATCAAGTAGGCAGAAGGCTCGCCGCCGTGCTTCATATCAATAGCATCCTCGATGGCATCGCAGACGTGAGAAGCTTCATGACAACAAGTCCCCATCCTCATAGAATCCTTGCTTGCAAAATTAACAAATGAACAAAGCTTATTATTCGCCTTTTCTCTAACGTTATCGTAGGTTGCTGCGTCAGAATTAGAGAAATCAACCCTCAAAACCTCGCCATTTCTACCTTCAAAACACTTGTTGGCATCCTCTTGGTTCATTCCAATAGCGACACATAACCTTCTTGGATAGATAACATGGTCGTATTCGTAATATCCTTTCTTCTTCATATCCTCAACTATTTAAATTTCTCAAAATAGAACTCAATTTGTTTATCAAAGTGCTCTTCTATTAAGCCATAAGCGAGCGACATCTTTACTTGGAAAGAAGCCTTACCATTAAGCAATCCTTTAGCCTGTCTAGTAATCTCTGAGCGAAATTGTTCCAAACTCATATCACGCTTACGAAGATTACAAGACCTGCAAGATGGCATATAGTTCTCCATACAGTCATCGCCATGAAAAACGACAAATCTTCCCTCCTTGTCGCTCCACCGAGAGTAACAACCTCGATTCTTCGGAACAAGATGGTCAACCTGCATATCCTTATACTCTATACTCTTACCGCAATAAGCACAATGCCCATCGTATTTGCGATATATTTTAAGCCTATCTTCTTTTTTCATAATCGTTAATTATGTAACCTACCAATATGCCACTTTGAGCAAACCTTGCATAAGTAAGGATGCCAGCCGAGTGCCTTTAACTTCGGATTCTGGTTCAAAAATTCCCAAGCATCATCCTCGTTTTCATAAGCGACCTTTGCCTTCCAAGATTGATCTTTTCTAACCCAATGCTCAGGATCTGGATGCAAATGACAAGGAATATATTTATTTCTTTTCTTCATAACTTCTTCAGAAATTTAAGTTGAAACCCTTCCGCCTTTTTTATTCCTGGGTATAGTTCCGTCAGAACCTCCCACACTCTTGTCTTGTGCCGATGCCACATAGTTACCGGATGCACACGTTCACCACTTGGTAATACATAGAAATCTGCCTTAATGGTATCAATATGTTCATAGTTTGCAGCTTTATATATAGTTCCCTTGTTACCTATGGACGTATCGGCGTAAGATATAAGATACTTGATTTCCTTATGCGTTGCCCTAATATACTTGTGCAAAAGAGAAAGGCAAATGGTTTCGCTATACTTTGGCATATCATCAGACAACCACATTCGGTCAAATTCCCTCACTTGATGGTAATCCAACACTTCGCCCTTTTCAGTCTTGATATGCGGTCGAATTCCATACCCAATTTGCATAGCACCCCTAATCTTGCCTTTGTACAATACCAAAAGATTCAAGCAACTATTCTTCGTTACCTTGTGTGAAAAGTGATGAGGAACTATAATTGCATCAGCTTGCGCCTTATCGCACTCCATCAGCTTTATTCCCTTTTCCCTGCACTCGTAACCGACAACAAATCCGCAGAGACCTAGCACTGGAGACTTGTTCAACTTTCTTCTTCTCATATCAATAATACCTCCAAAAATAACGTTTGAAATTATAAAACAAATTCTCAATACAAGCCTTGATTTCGCCTTCCCTTAACAATAGATTGCAATATTCAACCAATTCATCACGTACCAACCCACGCTTTGAGGCTTCATCATTAATGGCTTTTATCAGAGAATCCGTTATCTCTTTATTCCCATTTCTTACAACAGAATTACATTGAATAACCATACCCATATACATTGTTTTAAAACAGACTTAATTGCCTACTCATGTTCTTTAATTCATTATTGGCAAAATCTACTTGCCGCTGTTCTATTTCGAAGCCTATATATTTTCTTTCAAGATTAACGCAAGCCCTTGCTGTTGTGCCACTTCCCATAAATGGGTCTAGAACAATATCACCTACATTTGTTGAGTTCCTGATTAGTATCTCCATCAACTTAACTGGTTTTTCGGTCTGATTAATCAATCCATCTTTATCCCTGCGTTTGTTGGTTGGAACAGGAACACTCAGAATGTCAGATGTGCCAAACTCATTAATTGGCTTTCCACCTCCCTTACGAAGCATAATGATATACTCCTTTTGATTCATATAATACGTTCCACACACCTTAGTGCATTTATCCCATATTAAACACTTTGTGAAGTGAAACTCACTCCGTCCTATCTCATCTAGAAAGTGCATCAGATTATAGTCGTTACACATAAGATAGCAATGAGTCTTATCCTTTAGTACTCGATATAGTTCGTTGATATACTCCGAAATATCTATGTCATTACTCTTGAATATCTTACCTTTTCTAGTTTGAGAATCCGTCCAATATCCACTCATGCTACTGCGCCCACCTCTAGCTTGTACCGGATAAGCAACATCAGAGCATACTAGGTCTATACATTCATCGTCTAGCTGCTTTAGAAGCTTTCGGCAATCACCTTGATAAATTCTATTTAGCTCCATCATATCACCCACTAACTTTCATTTCAAAATAAACTGTCTTGCTTTATCATTAATTCATTTTCTATTCTCTTGTTTGCTTTATCGTAAAACTCTCTATTAGTTTCAAAACCTATAAAATTACGATTTTCTTGAATACACGCAATAGCCGTAGTTCCACTACCTATACAGCAGTCTAGTACAATATCTCCTTTGCAGGAATGCTTGTTTATAATGCTTCTGAAAAGACTAACAGGCTTCTGGGTAGGATGAAATCTCCCCTTATCACAACAGATTGGAAAGCTATATACTCCATTGTCATATTCACTATTAAAGATAGGATTTTTACCTTTCACCCCACACACAGCGACCTCTCTTGCGTTTGTGAGATAGTTTGTCTTACTATTTATTGGAACAGGATTTGTTTTTATCCATTCTATAAATCTAATTTGTTTAAATCCGACTTTAATCATCGCATCCTTTACGACCCCAATCTTCCACAAATCATAGAAACAAACTATATATCCACCATCTTTCAAGCACCTGTAGGATTCTTTTATCATAGAGCCTATATCAAATGCTTCCTGTTTATCCCAGTCTCCAAAGTCGATAGATATGCGAAATCTATCGGTATCTTTACCAATAGGAGCGGACTTTGCATAATTGGAATCCCTTGAAATTTCATATGGAGGGTCTGTGAGTATAAGCGAGACGGACTTGTCATCAATCTTGCTCATATCATCCAGACAATCAACTTGATAAATCTTATCTATCTCCAGCATATCCAAACATATCTTTTTGATTAAACATTTCTTCTTTGATTCTTTTTTGTGCTACCTTGAAATATTCCCCGTCTAACTCAAAGCCAAGGAAATTCCTGTTTGTTCGCATACAAGCCAGAGCAGTACTTGCTGAACCCATAAAACCATCAAATACCAAATCTCCTTCGTCCGATGATTTCAAGATGCATTGCATAAGCAAGGGGATTGGTTTCTCGTTCTGATGTACCAACTTATCTGATGGAACTCTATCAAAGTCCCACACGTCCTCCAAACGTTTGCCGTTTATGATTCGTCTGCCTTTATTCAAGTACAGGATTGGCTCGTAACATTGACCATATTGCGCATCTAAATCTCCAGCCGTATGGTTGTTCTTTCGCCAAATGAGCACATTCTTAATGGTAAACCCTGCGTTCCTCGCTTGTTGCATAAAAAAGTCCAAGGTCTTGGCACTACAGAAGATATAAGCAGCACTATCATCCTTCAAAATCCGGTAGCATTCGCTCATATAATCAATAATCAATTGCTCATTATCGTCATTGAGTATTTCCTTCGAAAAACGATGGTCGTCTGCTCTCCATCCGGTCTTATAGGAGATACAATATGGTGGGTCAGTAACAATTAAATCTACTTTCCCGCTCTCTATTTGTTTCATTCCTTCTATGCAGTCGGAATTGTATATTCTATCAAATTCAAGCATATCAAATCTCTTTTATAGCGTTAACATAAGCTTCATGAGCCTCTTCTTGCGTATCAAAGCAACCTATATATATTTTCTTTTTACCTATCTGATACTGCGCTTGCCATTTTCTTACACTCTTATTCCAAGTCACACCCAAGTATTCGGAAGAGGTTTTCTTTGCTATAGCAGAATAAATCACATTGTATCTTGCGGTGCAATACTCCAAGTTGTCTACATCGTTATTCGTCTTATCGAAATCCTTATGATTCACCATTGGAAACGCTTCTGGATTCTCCAAGAAAGCCTGAGCTACCAAACGATGTATATAAAACATCTTGCGCTTTCCGTTCTTGTAAAGCCATACCTTCAGATAACCTTTTGGTGTCTTGCAAGGTGCGATTTCCTTTAATTGAGACGTTCTCCCAATAGTAAAAACATGTCCCAGCTTGCTAACATAATACCTTTCGTAATTCTTTATAGGCTTTATATCACCAAGAAACCTTGTTATACTTTTATCTTTCATTGTTACCTCCTTTTTCAAAGAAACTTGAATATATGGCTTGCGCCTCCTTTGTATCTAGCAAATCAATATCATCATAAAACCTTCTGTACACAACGCCCAGCTTTTCGTCATTTCCGGCTTCTCTTGCCATAGCTATTTGCTGACATGATTCCATTAGAAATGCACTAATCTTCTCGTAACTTTGCATCTGTGTCTTCTTTAGCATATCCATGCTTACAAAGGTTTTGTAGTGGATGATACGCTTTTCTTGCTCGTATTCTGTGAGTATAAGCCCTTCCGGAATAGCAAACACCACCCTTTTTGTCTTGTCGTCACTATAAAGCTGAACCGCACCTGTAAACGATGTATATATCTTTTGTAATATCTTTGCTATCGGCAAATCCTTTTTCAAATACCTTTCTGCATATCTCTTCAGAAAATGAACGCTCATAGCAAAACAATCCTCGCTATACCCCTCATTTCTGCTCATAGGAATATACTCGTTAGTTTCCTTCAGATAAATGAACACACCGGAAGCAAATACATCGCCATGTTTTACACCTACAACGATAAAATAATCGGCATTCGGTGTAGCAAACTCAAAGGTCTTTGTTATTTGTCTTACGTTCTGCTTTCTCATTTCACGTTTAAGCTCATTAGCTTTTCGCATCTGAAACTCATAGATTCTAGCTTCATCTAAGTTTCGTACCCTACGCATCTCACCCGAAGTCATACTTGCTGTTATCATGCGCATTCCTCCTTTTTAATCTTTGACAACCAACAATCCCAGATTCTCGCAGCTACATTCGCCATCATAACCGGAGGAACGCACATTCCGCAAGCAAACCAAGGCTTCATGCCATTAAAGTCATAATCCATCGGGAATGTTGATGCTAAAATCGTATCATGCGCTGAAATATAACTTGGATTATCAAAATACAAAAGCCTATCTTCCATTGCTGATATAGTATTGCATACTTTATCCTTTTTAAGAAACATATTATTGAACATAGAAAGACGATTATCCATCCGTTTGACAATATCACCGATAGAATTGTCTTTCTCGTTTCTATGCTCCCAATACTTCATCACTCCTTTTGGAATCTGTCTTCCACTATAGTCCGAAAACTCATCCAAGACAATTTCTTTCTCGTTGAAGTCCATATCTATCTTAGGCACTCGCTCGAACAAATCCTTCTGAACCATAAACGGCTTGCAAAGGTCTTTGCGTAATCCTAGAAAGAACACCCTAGGTCGATTCTGAGGAACACCCATATTACGTGCATTAAGCAACCAATGCTGCAAGATATATCCGGCATTATCCATCTGCCTGTAAATCTCTTTCACGTACTCGATAGCTTCACCTTGCAACAAACCTTGGACATTCTCAAAAACCACTACCTTTGGTTGTAGTTCTTGAGCGAGGGCGATTGAGTAAAAAGCCAAATCGTCAAGCCTTTGTGCTTTCTGACCTTCTCGGAATACTTTTTCCTTTCCCCAAGCCTTTTGGCGATCACCTGCAATACTGAATACCGAACAAGGGAAACTAGCATCCAATATATCCAAAT